CAAAGTCCAAGAAGCATTGAATCGAATTGATGGTGCAGTATCTCAGTTGAATCTAAGACGACAGGATCATATCCAATTGGTCCAGGATATGCGACTTCTCAATGAGTGCTGTATGGAATACTTCGATGATGAGCAAGAACTGAAAGAAACCAGAGTAGTGAGGATGCCAGATCATGTCGGAACCGACCAGCACATTGTCGATGCTGAGCCTTGCCACCAGGATTAGCAAAGAAGCAGGGACGGCGTATCGGGGGACTGATGGTACGTCGCGGGCAATGCCCCCAGTTGATATAGACGACCTTGCAGACATAAAACAGGTAATCAACGATGGGATCAGGCAGTTCGAGGCTGATGCCCCGGCTACCGGCTGGCAATGGCGTAAGAGGATACTCCAGGTAAACATCTCGAACGTCCAGGTAACAGGAACCGCAGATGACGCCGATGCTACGTCGCTGACTGATGCAACATTGGAAGATACCTACGACGAAGACGATGACCTCAATGGATACTATATCTACATTGATGGTGGTACGGGAGAAGGGTCCTATGCCGCGATCTCCGATTATACTGCAACGGGTGGAGTCATTACTGTTAGCGACTGGCTTGATGAGTATGGAAACGCAGGGGGGACTGATCCCGCAGCCGACAGTACCTACATCATAACGCAATACGAAACAGTAGCTGGCGACATAGGCCGTATCCCGCTCCCGGAATACTTCGGTGGTGAAGTGGCAGGCCCAATTGGATACTACAAAGACGCCGAGCACAAACAGTGGATCGGCTGGACCTCAGAGGCCATAATTCGGGATCGTCGCCAATCAAGTGATGATTCGGGTTATCCATTCATGGCGGCGATCCGGTCTCTGGAACCTGTGCATGGCACACTCGGCCCGACCCGGCGTTATGAATTGGTGCTTTATCCTGAACCATCTCAAGCTGATATACTTGAGTTTCCATACATCCTGATGTTCAACAAGATCGACTTTGAAAGTGGGGTGGCGACTGGGGGTAGTGCTATAACTGTAGTAGATTCTACGAGGGATGAACCTGATGACTATTTTAACGGATGGCGTGTCGATATTATCGCTGGTACTGGCCGAGGCAGTTATGGTACTGTTACAGATTACACTGGCGGCACTGGTACTTTCACCGTAGCCGACTGGCTTAATAGTTTGGCTGATCCTGAAGCGGATAGCATCTACTTTGTCCAACCTGCGAACAATATGCACCCGGCTGGTGCAAAGTTTGATGAAGTGATCCAGGCGTCGTGTCTGGCTGAGGCTGAGCAATACTTCGAGAATATCTCAGCCGGACACATCGAACGCTATACACAGAAAGCATTACCTAAAGCCTACGATGCGGATGCTCGTAGTAAGATGTTTACGAAGATCGGTTCACAGCCGAGACAAGAACGAATATGGTCTTTAGTGGAGAAAGAATAATGTCAGAATTTAGTTTTGAGGCTGAAACAATGGTTCCCGCTCCTGCGGCATCGGCTACAGTGCGGGCGATCTACACAATCGAAGATGGTATCCTGATGGCTTATGGCAACACGGTCCCAACTGATGCGACGGCTGGGTACGCAATTGGTTGTATCTTTATCCATACGGATGGAGGTGACGCTACGGCTCTGTATGTGAATGAAGGTACTGCTTCCAGTTGTAACTTCAATGCGATTACTGTAGCGGGGTAATCATCTCGCTCGCGAGTTGTTCGGACGACCGGGGCTGTGCCCCCTTCAGCTCCGGTCTATTTTGGAGTACGATTATGGCAGAGTTACCATTCCCCAGTGCAGGATTGCATGAAGGACTACCCGCCGAAAAGCAACCGGCGATGACCACCCCTTACGCCAAGAACGTCCGCCCGTTCGACGTAGAAGAGGAACGGGCCAGGGGCGGGCAGAGGCCGGGATTCGTGAAGGCATATACGACCCAGGTGGGTGGAGAGCATCCGGTGATTGCTATCGGAACAATTGCGACTACATTCATAACTCCTGCGTAAGATGGCTGAATATAAATATAAAGACCGAGAAAAAGAATATAAAGCTGCTTGGTATCAAACAAATAAAAAACGTCTTGATAAGAAAAACAGGCAGTGGCAAAAAGACAACCCAGAAAAATTTGCTGCTATGCAAAAGAAATATAGAGAAACACCAAATGGCAGAAAAGCAGCCAAAGGTAGACAAGAACGCTATCGGGGTAGTGAAAAAAGTAATAGGCGGTTTAGGAAGCAAAACCTAAAACACAATTATGGATTGTCTCTCGAAGATTATGACCAAATGGTTGAAAATCAGAATGGAGTGTGTGCAATTTGTGGTGGAATAAATAAATCTGGGAGGCGATTAGTCATAGATCACGACCACAAAACTGGAAAAATTAGGGGCCTTTTGTGCAATAATTGCAATATTGGAATAGGAAATTTACAAGAAGATATAGATATTCTCTCAAAATCTATTATATATTTGAGGAAATATCTATGACCTGGTGGCCCGATGATCGACCCGTTGGGTACGACCCGGACAAATTCTGGGATGAAGAGGATCAGGAATGGAACAGTGATCGTTTGACGGTTCCCGGCAATCGGATCGAGTATCTAATCGTGTTGGGTGACGAGGGCGAGATTTACTTTCGGAGTATATAGTGGCGGCTAAAGTTGCATATTGGACAGGTAGTTATTATTTATTTCCGAGTATTCGTCATGATTCTCAAAATCAAACTGCCTTGGCCCAAGAATTTACTATTGATAGTGATTATGATATTGAATATGTAAAACTATCAATGCGTAAAAATAATGGGTCTACAATTACTATTGCTTTATACACGGAATCCGGAGGAGAACCCGATGCAAGTCAAGGAAGCAAAGCCATAGATGCAAGTGGGTGGAGTACATCATGTGCTTTGCGTACAATCACATTTGATGCTCCGATTTCATTAACAGCTGGCACATATTTTATAGTCGCCACTGAAAACAGTAATCTTGGTACTCAGTGGTGTTGTTCGACCGCAGCAGCCGGGCCGGGCGGAGCCATGAAATTAGTAAATGGTTCGTGGGTAGCAGTTGGAACACCAGATAGGACTTTTGGTTTTGAAGTATGGGCGTCGGATGCGGCTCCATCCAAACCCACCAATCCCGATCCCGCCGATGACGCTACAGATGAAGACTTCTCTGATCTCACTCTCGATTGGGACGATGGCGGAGATGCCGATACATTTGATGTTTATGTGGGAGATGCAGCCGACAACCTTACGCTTATTGTCAGTGGAACAATCCTTACTACTCGAACGCTTACCAGCACACAACGAGACGATCTATTCACCGATCATTGTTATTGGCGAATCGACGCAACCAATGACCAGGGAACGACAACCGGAGATGTGTGGGACTTCACAGTAGCCGGGCCAGGCAAGGCCACGACCCCGGTTCCTAATGATGACCAGGAAGAGATTTACATTGCTGGGATAGACCGGCTTACTGAACTGTCCTGGTCAGCCCCGGCAGGAGAGACACCGACGTATAAGGTCTACTTTACTTTGCCGGGTGAGTCTCCTGTTTTGATGGATACGACTACATCCCTGTATTATACATTGTCGTCTGATTTGCTGGATGCTTTAGATTATTTCTCCATTTATGAATGGCGTGTCGATACATATGATCCTGTCTCCGAGCTTACGACAACAGGTGACACCTGGACATTCATCTCGGACAAGTCACATTCATTCACGACCTATTCTCGCCGTTCAGATTATGATCCTGATAAAGTGTGGGAACCTGGAACTGGGTGGGTAGACATCAACAGTTTCGAGTACACTGGGGGTGGTCGGTATAAAGGTCGGCTTGTGGCAATTGGCCATAATTGTGTATATTTTGGGAGTTTATGATGGGTGTTAGACGGTCACAATATGGGCGGGAACTTGAAAAAGAAACCAGAAAACCGGGTACACTGGCAGAGGCACATCGGAAAGCGGCTGCAAAATCAAAGGTGAAACCAATGCAAAAACCAAAAAGTAAGCAAAGAACAAAACCTTCAGATTTCAAAGAAACATGGATCGGACGACTCAAACGCAAATCACATGAATTACTCAAAGGTGAGAAAGCATATATCAGTGACAAGCGATACAAAGAGATGAAGGCTGCTCGGAAGAAAAAGAAAAGTGGACTAAAGACATATGCTGAAGAAACAGGCAAGCCTTCTTTTCGTGGAGCATCTGGTTCTGATCTCGCGGAACTCCAAAAACGCTTTGGAAAGAAAGGTGGATAATGGCAACCCTCACGGCACTCGGAGCAGCCCACGGATTTACAGCGGGCGACCTTGATACTTCTGGCCAGGTAGCGATGGTACAAGCGTACCAGAAAACGTACCTGGCAGACGGACGCCCATATTCCGCTGCCATTGGTGACTCTGGCTACCACAAGATTGATTGGTTGAATGATAGACTGGTCGGTGCTCCATCCGGGACATTCATCCAGGGCGAGGTTGTCACCCAGGCGACGTCCGGGGCTACAGGTATATTCGATGAGACCGTAGGGGCCGGGGCGACGGCAAAGAATATGGTCTACCGAACTTCGACCACAGCCTTTGATACAACCCACGTTATCACTGGGGCCGATTCGGGAGAAACACTCACGCCGACTTCTGTGGTATATCCCCCGCATTGGCTAAATTGGACGCTCACTGATGGTACATTCCCAGAAGGTGGGTCGAATATCCTTTCACTTTGCTGGGGTCGTATCTTTATGAACAGTCTCCAGCATCCCCACCAGTGGTTCGCTACTCGAATCAATGACCCACTCGATCTACTTCTGGTTACAGATGATGTGGCCTCGGCTCAGAACAGTCAGGCAACGGAGAAGGCCGGATTGGTCGGGGATCAGATCGTAGCGATGATCCCATACAAAGGCAACACTCAAATATTCGGTTGTTTCAATCATATGTTTGTACTCCGTGCTGATCCTGCGTCGAGCGGTATTTTTACGACGCTTTCTGATACGACAGGCATCTTTAGTAATACATCCTATTGTTGGGATGACAAGAATAATTTGTATTTCATGGGGTTCGACGGCATTTATGCGTTATCTGCTGAGGCAATTATCAATGGTGCTCCTCCCATAAACTTGACCAAGGAACACTTACCAAAACTTATTTCGGCGATGGGTCTTAATCGACGTACTGATCGTGTGACAATGGCCTATGACAAAGACCGATATGGGATTGAGATTTCGGCCAGTCAATTTGACGGTAAGTGGACTGCTATTTTCTGGATGGACCTTCGGACGGGTGGAGTGTTTCCAGAAGAATATCAGGAAGACCATATTCCTACATCATTGTTTTATTTCGACGCCCGGACAAAAGCAGAACGTACTATGTTGGCAGGGTGTAATGACGGTTATGTGCGTAAATGGTCCGAGTCGGATAAATCGGATGATGGGTCAAACGCCATCGAAAGCGAAGTGCTAATTGGCCCTGTATCTGGCCAGAATATTCGATCAAAGACAGGCGTAGCCGAGGTGTCAATCAAAACTGGTATTGATACTGATTCAATAACCGCTTCTATTTATTCTGGCCAAACGGCTGAAAAGGTAATCAAGAATGTTACTGATGACGAATCGCCTAAAGTAACAAAAACATTTAATACTGATAAACTTTTGCCCTCTATTCGGCAACAGGTAAAGGATGGGGCTATCGGTTTAAAAATATCGAATACAACAGCAGACTCAAGCTGGAATATTGAAAAGATCGACATTCACGCTGGAGAAAGCGGGAGGATGAAATAATGAATGTTTTGCCAAAAATAGGACCCGCCGGTTCTAAACCTTATAGTTTGAGCGGGATTTCAACTGCTACTAATGCTTTACAGCGATGGCTCGATCAACAGCGTACAGCTACAAAGCAATTCACAGCCGCCGCCAAGCCACTCGAACAGGCTGTGGGTATGTTCCAACCTGGCGGTGGGTACGGGGCTGGACAACGATCACTCCTTGAAGAACAGGCTAAACAAGCCCAGGCTCAGGCCCTCGCCAATCAGGTGGCCAGTGGTATGAGTAGCGGCTCGTTGGCAACCGGGACTGGCTTGCGGGTACAACGTGATCTGGCCCAAAGTCTTGCGGGAGTAGAGGATACCCGCACTCAGTTCCTGGCCCAGGCATTACAGGCGTTATCCGGCCTCCGGGGACAGCAAGCCGGGACGACGGCTGCGGTAAGCGAACCTGTTACGCAATCGTTCTTGCCGTATCTGTCGAATCTGAACCAACTACAAGCCGGATTGCAGGAGTCCAGGGGCAGGAACAAATTGGCTGAGACCCTGGCGAGGTTGGAAGCGAATAGGCCACAGCAAACTACCCAATCAACTGGAACCTACGCGACACCGAGGTTCTAATATGGCAGTAACTCGATACAGTTTAGTGGCACACGATTGGCTCAATCTTGAGTATATCATCAATGATCTTACTCGGCGAGTAGTTACTCAGAATCTTGGGCCAACGAGTTCTCCTACGTTTGAAGATGTGACCATCACTGGATTATCTGGTACTGTTATCAGTTCAGAAAGTGTTGAGACCAGTATAGAAGAACTGGATACCGCCCTTGCTACATTAGGCGACGGAAGTCAATATCTTTTGCTTGATGGTACGCGAGCTATGGAAGGCGACTTGGACATGGATGGGAACAATATTGACAATTGTGGTACAGTCGATGCTTCAGCAGGTACGGTACTAACAACAGATGGTGGTACATCTATTCCAGGGTCTGAATCGGATGGCTACGTAGGTGTGGCACAAATTGACAGTAATGGCCGACT